TATCCTTGCAGGTGGCAAGTTCGCAGATAGCTATACTGACTACCCTGAAAGCGCAACTAACAACGCAAAGAGGGCAATAGAATGGGCTGAGAAAAATGGTTGGGGTTCTTGTCTTGAAGCAACGGGAAAAGCAAGGGCAAGACAGTTGGCAAATCGTGAGCCAATTAGTAGAGATACTATTGCCCGTATGGCTTCCTTTAAAAGACACCAACAACATAAAGACGTTCCTTATAGCGAAGGTTGTGGCGGAATTGCCTGGGATGCGTGGGGCGGTACGAGTGGGGTTGAATGGGCAATTAATAAACTAAAAGAAATAGACGGAAAATAATTTGCATACTTAAATTTTTTAATTATTAATCAACGGAAAATTTAATGGGGAAAGTATGCAGAAACACACACAAATATATTTGCAGGGAATGGGGTATAAAAAAACGGACTTTATTCCTTGCGAAGTGTGTGGCTCACAAGCGGTAGACATACATCATATTGAGGCGAGGGGAATGGGTGGCAGCAAAGACAAAGACACGATTGAAAACCTAATGGGATTGTGTAGGAAGTGCCACATAGAATACGGAGACAAAAAACAATATAAAGAGTTCCTAAAAGACATACACGCAAAGAATTATGGCAAAAGGTAACGAGAATAAGTATGTGTATTTTTTTGACTTACTAACTCATAGTGAGGGAAGGACTTATGTAGGCTCAACAAGTAATATTAAAAAAAGATTTGGTGGGTATAAAAATTGTAATGATAATAGATACGTTACTAATTCTATAAAGAAATATGGATTTGATAATTTTTATAAATTAATTATAGATTTAGGAAATATACCTTATAAAGAAATGTTATTATGGGAAAAATTTTATATATCTTTATTCGGAACATATAATAAAATAAATGAGAATGGAATGAATTTAGTAGCTAATCCTTCTTATGCTATAAGCAAAGACCCATTAGTAGCAAAAAAAATATCAGATGCCCATAAGGGTAAAAAATTAACAATAGAGCATATTAATGCTATTAAAAAGGGTACAAAAGGAATAACTAATGTAGGTATAAAAAGACCTTATTTATCAGAAAGAAATAAAATTGTTAAACCTGCATTAGGTAGGCACGGAGAGAAACACCCAATGTCTAAGAAGGTATTATATGTTCCAGAAAATAAAATATTTGAATCATTTACAGATTGTGCATTATATTTAAATGTTTCAAGACCAACAATTAGAAATAGAGTTTTAGCTAACAATATAAATTATAAATTAATAGATGGCAAAAGTTAAAGAAAATAGTAACAAAATTCAATTTGGCAAACGCAAAAGAGGTTCTGCAAAGAAGTCCTTTAATAAGCACACGCCAAGAGAAAAAGCTTATAGAGGTCAAGGCAGATGAGAAAGTTAAACGCTATATGGCTACTCCTTACGCACAAAGCTTACTTCCTTGCAGTATGTAAGACGGGTAGAAACGGAGACGATATGACAACGATAGGACACTACACCTATGCAATGGCAGAAACTTTAATCAATAAGCATATAGCAGACGTAGATACTTACTTAGATCAAGAAGACGCAATAGACGAAGCAAACGATATAATCAACGGAATACTATGATACAAAACGTACCAATCAACACAGTTAAAGCAAACCCTAACAACCCCAGGATAATTAAAGACGATAAGTTTGCAAAGCTCGTAAAGTCAATTAACGAGTTCCCACAAATGCTAAAGCTTAGACCTATTGTTGTAAATGACGATATGGTTGTACTTGGTGGCAATATGCGACTTAAGGCTTGTAAAGAAGCAGGACTTAAAGAGATACCTATTATTAAAGCAAGTGAATTAACCGAGCAGCAGCAAAAAGAATTTATAGTTAAAGACAACGTAGGCTATGGCGAATGGGATTGGAACGATTTAGCTAATAATTGGGATGCAGATCAATTACAAGATTGGGGATTAGATATACCAGGTTTTGATGCAGAAGTTATAGAAGCTGAGGAAGACGACTTTGCAGTTCCAGACGGGGGAATAGAAACGGATATAGTATTAGGGGATTTATTCGAGATAGGAGAACACAGATTGCTTTGTGGCGATAGCACGGATAGCGACCAAGTGGCAAAGCTAATGAACGGGCAGAAGGCTGATATGGTATTTACAGACCCACCTTATAATGTTGCTTATGAAGGTGGTAGCAAAAAAAGAGATGCTATTGCAAATGATAAAATAAATGACTTTTATAAATTTCTTTACGATGTTTATACTAATTGCTTTTTATTTATGAATGATGGTAGTCCAATTTATGTTGCACATAGTGAATTAGAAAGAGCAAATTTTATTTTGGCTTTTGTTGATGCAGGGTTTAAATATTCAAGTATTATAGTTTGGGTTAAAAACAATAGTACATTTTCAATGAATAAAGACTATAAATGGAAGCACGAACCTATAATATATGGGTGGAAACAAGGTAAAGAAAGAGTATGGAAAGGAGATAATAAACAAGATACTGTATGGAATATTGATAGACCATCAAGAAGTGAAGAACATCCTACAATGAAACCTATTGAATTATGTGAAAAGGCAATCAAAAATAGTTCTATTGAAAATTCATTAATATTTGAACCATTTACAGGTTCAGGTTCAACAATGGTATCAGCACATCAACTTAAAAGGAAGTGCTACGGAATGGAACTCGACCCTAAGTACTGCCAAGTAATAGTAGACAGGATGCGTAAACTTGACCCAACATTAGTTATTAAAAAGAACGGGTTACCTATTTAAAATAGTGAGATAATAGAGAAGATATGGCTAACGAACAAAATTTGAAACCATTTAAGAAAGGCGAGGTGGCTAACCCAAATGGCAGACCCAGGAAGTATGTAAGCCTACTTAAAGAGCAGGGATATAAACTTGCTGAGATAAACGATACCATACAAGCTATGATGTCAATGGACTTAGACGAACTTAAAACAGTATGGGATAACCCAAAGGCAACAATACTTGAAAAAACGATTGCAGCAGCTATGCGTAAAAGCTTAGAGAAGGGAAGCCTTTATAGTTTAGAAACTTTGCTAACCCGTGTTTATGGTAAGCCTAAAGAACAAATGGATATACAAACAGATAACAGGATTGAGATAGTATTTGTAGACGGCAAGACAATACTTTAATGCGGATAGAACTACCTAACGGACATATAAACCAAAAGAAGATACTTGACTGCGAAGCCAGGTACATAGTTGTTATGTGCGGTAGAAGGTTCGGCAAATCTGAGTTAAGCCAGATCAAATGTATTACAACCGCAATCAAAGGCGGTCAGGTTGCTTACATAACACCGACCTACAAATTAGCAAAGGTATTCTTTGAGAAGTTATGCAATAGCCTTCCGTTCCCTAATAACAAATCGGACTTAAATATCAGCTTCCCAAATGGTGGCAAGGTCGAGTTCTTTACAGGGGAACGCTTGGATAACTTAAGAGGGCGCAAATTTAACCTGGTAATAGTAGACGAGGCTTCCTTTATACCTAACCTTGAAGATGGGTGGCTAAATTCAATAAGACCTACCTTAACGGACTACAAGGGTAAGGCTATATTTCTTAGCACCCCAAAAGGCAAAAACTACTTCTTTAGTTTGTTCAGCAAAGCCGAACCAGATTGGCAAAGCTTTAAGTTTACTACATACGATAACCCCTACATAGACCCACAAGAGATAGACGATGCCCGAAGGCAATTACCCGAGGTTGTATTCGAGCAGGAGTATATGGCAAACCCTGCTGAGAACGCAGCAAACCCTTTTGGTAGCCAACATATTCGAAAGTGCTTACACCCAGTAACAACAATGCCCGTAGTAGCTTATGGAATTGACCTTGCCAAGTCGGTCGATTGGACTGTAATAGTAGGGTTAGACGAAGATGGAAACGTGGCTTATTTTGACCGCTTTCAAATGGATTGGCACAATACCAAGCAAACTATCCTTAGGCTGCCTAAATGCCCTATCCTTGTCGATAGTACGGGGGTTGGCGACCCGATACTCGAAGACCTGCAAAGAGAAGGGGTAATGATACAGGGTTTAAAGTTTACAAGTTCAAGTAAGCAGCAGCTAATGGAAGGATTACAGGCTGCCATACATCAAGGGAAGATTGGCTATCCTGAGGGGATAATAAGCCAGGAACTTGAAGTATTTGAGTATATGTATACGGCAACGGGGGTTAAGTACTCCGCACCTTCAGGCTTTCACGATGATGCGGTAATGGCTTTGGCTTTGGCTTGGCAGAACTTTAGCCTTAAACGTGGCACGGGTAGGTACGCCTTTCTATAATTGCAACAAGGTTACAAAAATAAATTTGGTGGATTGTGTAAAACTTGTATATTTGGTTATTATTTAATCAAAACACAAACCAAATGAAAAAAGAAACCGCACAACTTTTAGCCGTATTTTTAGTAGCTTGTTACCTTATTGGGCAATTACAAGACATCTACTCAAAATGATCTACACTATTTGCCTTCTGCTAATTGCAACAGGTTTTGTAATGGCAGCTTTATTTGACTACACAATTAAAAACTATGACCCAAAGCACAAAAGATTACATAGACAAATATTACGCAAGTGAGCCGATTAGCATTATGATGAATAACATTGATGCTACCTATCTTGAGATACTTACCTATTGCAACGAGAAGGGTTACGAACCTTCTAAGCGTAGATTAAGGAAACCAGAACATAAGTCAGAAATTGGCTTTTTTGACATAGATAATTACAAACCC